CACATCCTTCACATTCCCATACCATTGTTAAGCTAGGACACATAGTACTAGAACAAGCAGAGTATGATGAAGAAGGAAAAGAAACTAAAGCTCCAGTATTATCAGACAAATATTCTGTTGATGTACTATGGAACGAAGCAGAAATAACTACAGTAGATGTAGAAGCTGTTTTAGATGAAGATGGTATGGTAGTAACACCAGAAGTAACTTCAGTAGACCACCCTTACGGATGGAAGTCTAAAGCAATAGATTTAGAAGATGAAGGAGTACACGGATTCTTTGGCGTAACATATCAAGGCAATAAACTATAATGCCAATACCAAAGCCTAAACCAGCAGAAAAGCAAAGCGATTTTATGATTCGTTGCGTACCTATGCTTACGCCTTATCACAAAAAGGATGAAGCTATAGCTATATGTTATGATGCATTTAAAAAGGTAGAATTAGAAAGCTATAATGACTATCCAGATGGAGCAGTAAACAACGCTAAAAGAGCTGTAGAATGGAAAGAGAAGAATGGTAGTGATTGTGGAACACGAGTAGGTTGGACAAGAGCTGGTCAATTAGCTAGGAGAGAAAACATAAGCAGAGATACTATCTCAAGAATGGCAAGTTTCAAAAGACATCAACAACATAAAGACGTTCCTTATTCTGAAGGATGCGGAGGATTAATGTGGGATGCTTGGGGCGGAAGTGCTGGAGTAAATTGGGCAATAAGTAAACTTAAAGAAATAGATAAAAAATGATACAAGACTATAAAACGTTATTTATAAATATGGGTAGTCTAGGAATATCACTAACAGATATTGATATAATCCTAAAAATTGTGCTTTTGCTTATAACAATTTTTTACACCTTGCAAAAATGGTATTTAATGAATAAAAGGAAAGATGACTAAAAACTTTACTAAAGAGGAATTTGATTGTAACTGCAATTGTGGTGTTTGTGAAATGCCAATAAATGTTTATCATAATGTGGTAAAGGTTGCTAATCAACTACAAGTATTAAGAGATGAATTAAAAAAGCCAATTCATATAAACTCTGCATATAGGTCAGAAGAATATAATGAAAAGGTCGGTGGTGTTAAAACTTCACAACATATAATGGGTAAAGCTGCTGATATTTCTGTTAAAGGATTCTCTCCATTAGAAGTATATAAGACAATAGAAAGACTTATAGAGAACGGAGATATGTTACAAGGTGGTTTAGGTTTGTACGATTCTTTTGTACATTATGATATTAGAGGAGAAAGAGCTAGATGGGATTACCAAAAAAAATTATAGTATGTTTATAGGATTTAGTTTTATTGTAGAAAGAGGTTTGTTATTAGGTTGGGAATATTATCCAGCATTAGATGAAGAAGATAACGAAGAACTAAACATTTACTTTATATTTATTTGTTTACACTTAAAATGGGGTTATGGCGAAGAAATTTAAAGATACAAAAGTAGGATCTTTCTTAAAAACAAAAGGATCTTTTTTATTAAACACTATAGGCGAAACAATAACTAATAAAGGATTTTTAGGCATCGTAAAGAATCTTATTATAAAAGATGATGAAATGCCATTAGAAGATAAAGAAACTGCTTTAAAACTGCTAGAAATGGATTCTATTGAAATGCAAGAGGTTTCTAAAAGATGGAGTAGCGATATGAAATCAGACTCCTGGCTTTCTAAAAACACTAGACCATTAACATTAATTTATTTAACAGTAATAACTTCTTTGTATATATTGTTAGATGCTTTAGATATAGCTTTTGATATTGATGAAGCATGGGTTGAATTATTAAAAACTTTATTAGTTACAATCTACGTTGCTTATTTCGGAAGCAGAGGTTTTGAAAAGGTAGGTTCGATTAAGAAATAGGCGGGAATGTCTTTATTATAAATGTCTTAATTAATTATATAATTTTTTATATATATTTATAAAATATTTAAATTTATTAATTTTTTTTGGTCTAAAAAAACTTTTTTTTAATTTTTTTGTATATATTAGCATTATGAACATTAATGTTAGAATAAAAAGATTAGAGGATCAATCTGAATATTATCAGTTAAAATTAAGTACTTACAAAGAAACTATTGAAGGAAAATTTTCTAAAGAAGATTTAAGATATTTAATTCAGCAAATAGATAATGAAATAATATAATGGCTAAAAAACCATCAAGAAAAACAATAATTAAAAAACTTGATAAAGTATTCAGCCAATTTATTAGAAGAAGATTTGCAGTAAATGAGATAGCAAAGTGCGTAACATGTGGTAAACAGGCGCATTGGAAAGAACTGCAAGCTGGTCATTTCATGAGTAGAAAACATTATTCAACTAGGTGGGATGAAACTAATGTACAAGTTCAATGTAGTGGATGTAATGTATTTAGATATGGAGAGCAATTTAAGTTTGGAATGTATCTAGAACAAGCATACGGAAATGGAGTAGCGGAGGAGATGCATAATAAAAGTAGAGAAATAACAAAGTTTAGCGATATACAATTATTAGAAAAAATAGAATATTATAATGAATTATTAACTAACTTACAATGATTTTTGTTTTGTTTTCTTGGGAAAGGCGAGGGTAAAGAAATTTATTCTCGCTTTTTTTTGTCTAAATATTTTTTTATATTAACAATATTGTTTATATTTATGCCAAAGGAAACAATTATGATATATATTTTAAAGAATAATAGGAACGAAACTTTATTCGACACTCGATCTGCTGCAATAGCAGAGTTTTACGCAAAAACAAACTATTTAAAAATCTATTACAGAACTGCTAGCAATAGGGAAGTAATGCTAAATGACTATAGCAATGGCGAATAATTACACAAACGATTATTTGTATCAAAGCAATGAAGCGTTAAAAAAAGAAAATGATTCTCTTTTAAAAACTTTAATAGAAGTTATTGAATATATGGATAGAGATCATGTGAACTATAAAGAATTATTAAAATCTGAATTAAGCAAGAGGTATGATATTAGATTCAATTAATTATGAAAATAATTTTCAGATCCTAGCGCAGTATTTAATTAAGTTAGGAAAAAAGCATCCAAATAATAAAGTTGTTGATGATTGTTCTAGAGCTTTAAAAGAAATGTATTTTTATACAAATACTTTGCAAATTCAAAACAGAGAATTAATTTTAGAAAATAGTAATATAAAACAAGAAACAAGAAAACAATTATTAAAATGAAAAAATTAAAAATAAAAAAAATCAAAGAATTATTAAAAGAAAAAAATTTATTAGAATTTAATAGAGAAATTAGCCAAAGGCATACTAATTCAATTATTGAAAGCATTAGCCAATGCGGATTATTAAGAGTGCCAATTTTGGGCGATATATCTAGTTTTGATAATAGAAAATTAGTTATAGTCGATGGGCAACATTTATGTAGCGCATTAACAAAAATGAATTCATCAATTAAAGAAGTTGATTGCATTGTAAAAAAATATGATAATAAAAATGAAGTAATAAGGGATGTAGCAAAATTAAATAATGTACAAAAAACTTGGAATGATGAAAATTATTTAAATGCATGGTATAAATTTGGAAAAGATAATATAGATTATTTTTCTAATTATGCTTATTTATGGAATACATACAATAATATATTTGATGGTCTGCCTTGCGGGTTTATAGTAGATTTATATGCAACTAATAAAGAAAATTTTAGATCTGGAACTTTAGAATTTAGAGATGTTCAATTTAGCGATAAACTTGCCCAAATATCTTTCATGTTGAAAAGCAAATATAATAAAGCTGCATTTACATTACAAGGTTTAAGAAATTGGGCTTTTGCCAGAAAATTTAAGGAAATGAGGGATTTAGATTTTCAAAAATTAGAATCAAGATTAAAAATGTCATTAAAAAACAATGAAGATCAATACTGCAATGGCAGAGAAGATTTTTCTGCTTTTGTAGATAGAATTTATAAAAGATTATAAATGAATAAATATTTAAATTATCTAAATGATAATTATTTTAAAGAAATAAATTATATTTATATAAAACAAAGTCAAACCAAAAAAAAGAAAACAAATGAACAGAGAAAAATTAAAAGGATTGTATCAAAAGTATGAATTAACTCCAGAGGATATATTTACAAAAGATATTGGATATGGAGATAACAAAAAAACTTTTACTATAATCACAAGATCAGGAATTGAAAAGATTCAAGCAAAAGAAAACATTACTATAAATTATGAAGTTATAAAATGCGAAATAAATTTTTCAGTAATTAAAGCGCATGCTTTTGTTCAAACTAAACCAAACACTATAATAGAAAGTTTTGGATCTGCATTAAAAGGAGCTACATTTAAAGAGGGTAATTGCCAGAGTTGGTATGTAGTAGAAATGGCAGAAAAAAGAGCTTTATCAAGAGCTGTATTAAAATTAACTGGCTTTTACCAATTAGGAGTGTTTGGAGAGGATGAATCAGAAGATTTTAAAAAAACAAATAAAATAGATAAAGAAAAATTAATTAACTTAAATAAATAAAAAAATGGGACACTTATTAAACACTAGAATTGGATTAAAGAAAATACCTAAAGAAGCGCAGTATGAAGGTAAAAAGGATGTATATGTTGATTTAACAATAGGCATCCAGGATGAATTGAACAACTATGATCAGAATGTTTCTGTATGGATTGCTCAAACTCCTGAACAAATTAAAAACAAAGAACCAAAGCAATATTTAGGAAATGGCAGAGTAATTTACACTAACAATGAGCCATTATTTGTAAAGCCAAAAGAAGCTCAAGTTCAAGAAACTAAAAATGAGGTGGATGTTGATCTGCCTTTTTAAAAATAATTTATTAAATTAGGGGCTATATGCCCCTTTTTTTTATGAAAGAAGAAAACAAACTATATTACGATTTACTAACAGAACAATGCAGAATAAATACAGATGAAATAATAGAGAATCCGCCAGTAGCGATTTCAATGGGAGAAACAACTATAAACACAATAAAAGGAAAAACCACTATTCCTACTAGTTTAGGAACTTATGGCAACTTTTCTTTTGTTGTTGCTCCTCCTAAAAGTTTTAAAACCTACTTTATATCTTTATTAGCTTCAGTATATCTTTCAGGCAAAAACAGATTTGCTGGTAATTTAAGAGGACACAGAGAAAACAAATGCTTAATTCATTTTGATACAGAACAGGGAAAGTTCCATGCGCAAAGAGTATTCCGTAGAGTTGTAGATATGAATGATGGAGATGATGTTGGTTGCTATCATACTTACGGATTAAGAACCATTGGTTACAAATTTAGATTAGAGTTTATAGAATATTATCTTACAAACAAAGTTAAAGATGCTGGGCTAGTTATTATAGATGGCATTGCTGACTTATGCGGAGATGTAAATAATATTGATCAATCTAACTTTGTAGTTCAAAAATTAATGGAATGGAGCGAAAAGTTTAATTGTCATATTATTACAATTATTCATTCTAATTACGGATCAGAGAAACCAACAGGGCATCTCGGATCATGTTGCGAAAAGAAAGCAGAAACACAAATACATTTAGAAAACGACAAAATAAATAATTGGGTAAATGTTAAATGTAAAAGGTCAAGGGGTTTTCCTTTTGATGATTTCGCTTTCAAAGTTAATAAAGTTGGATTGCCAGAAGTTGTCGGAGGATATTTTGATCCTATTACGAAAATTAAATACTAAATGCATTGGTTAAATAAAATTGCTAAACATCATAAAGAATGGATAAAAATTGCTGTAAACTTTGGGGCTAGAGATTATGCTGAAGATATAGTTCAAGAAGCATATATTAGAGTTCATAAATATTCTAATCCTGAAAAGATTATTAAAAATGATAAAGTCAATAAGGGTTACATGTTTTTTATTATTAGAAACATTTGCAATAACTTTAACAATGAATTAAAAAAAACCAGGAAATTGCCTTTAAATGATCATGTATATAATATTTCAAATGAATCTTTAGAATCAGAAAAAGATGTTGCTTTGCAAAACATTATTAATAAAATGGACAAAGAATTAGAAAACTGGCATTTTTATGAAAAAGGAATATTTAAAATATATAGAGATTCTGGATTAAGCATTAGAGGAATCGCAAAAGAAACTAAAATCAGTTCAGTTAATATATTTCATACTCTAAAAAAAAGTAAAAATAAAATGAGAGAAATGTTTGGAGAAGATTTTGAGGATTATATTAATGGCGACTTTGATTTAATAGATTGAAAAACAAAAAGTTATATTTAAGGTTTTAATAATATGGAAGATATAAAAGGATTAGGAGATCAAATAGAAAAAATAACAGAAGCAACAGGAATTAAAAAACTTGTTAAATGGGCATTTGGAGAGGATTGCGGATGCGAACAAAGAAAGGAAAAGCTGAATAAGTTATTTCCTAGAAGAAGAAAGCCTGAATGCTTAAATGAAGAAGAATATAACTATCTGGCTTATATTAAATTAGAAAAATTCAATGGAGCAACAAGATTAAGTGCAGAAGCGCAAAGAAAAATATTAACTATATATAATAGAGTTTTTAAAGCAAAAAAACAATTTAGCACTTGTGGTAGTTGCGTTATATCTATGATTAATGAAATGAAAACTTTAATGAAATCTTATGGAAATTAGACCTAGACTTAAAGGAAACAAAAAAGCAGCTTATGAGAATCTTACAAAAAAAGAAAGAAGGATTCTAGTAATAGGAGATTTGCATGCTCCTTTCGTTCTAGAGGGGTATTTGGAATTTTGCCAAGAAGTTTATGCGCAACATAATTGTAATCAAGTTATATTTATTGGAGACATTATTGATTCGCATGGATGGAGTTACCATGAACAAGATCCTGATGGAATGTCTGCTGGTCATGAGCTTTCTTTAGCTATAAAAAAAGTTTCTTATTGGTATAAAGCATTTCCAAAAGCAGATGTCTGTATTGGCAATCATGATCGCCTAGCTTCTAGGAAAGCATTTTCTGGAGGAGTTCCAAGCAGATGGATTAAAGGATACAATGAAGTTTTAAAAACTCCTAATTGGAATTGGGTTGAAAGCATATCTTATGATGGCGTTTTGTATGAACATGGAGAAGGCGGTCAAGCAAAAGCAAAAGCGAAAAACAATATGATGTCTAGCGTTTGCGGTCATACTCATACAGAAGCATATACAATGTGGTTTGTAGGAAAGAAATTTAGAGTATTTGGAATGCAAGTTGGTTGCGGAGTTGATAGTTCTACTTACGCTGCTGCATATGCTAAAAACTTTAAAAAACAAGCTATTGGATGCGGAGTAGTTATTGGAGGTCATACAGCTATAAACAAACTTATGAAATTATGATCAGCACATTCCAAAAAGATTTAAAAGTTGGTAAATTATATGAAAATATAGTTTTAAATAAAATTAAAAGAAAATATCCTAAAGCGCATATTATTGATGGATATTGTAAAGATTGGGATATATTTGTTCCTGAACTTAATTTTGGAGTAGAAGTTAAGTCTGATAAAAAAAGTTTACATACAGGTAATATAGTTATAGAAGTTGAAATGAATGGCAAACCTTCTGCATTATCAACTAGCAAATCTAAATGGTGGGTTATATATGATGGAGAAAATTTTAATTGGTTTACTATTAAGAATATAAAAAGATGCATAATAGAAAATAATTTAAGATGCGTTGAATTTATAGGAAAAGGAGATACAAAATCAAAAAAAGCATATTTGATAAAGAAACAAATGTTATATAAATACAAAGAATGAAATCTAAAAAATATACAACCAAAGAAAGATTTAAGATTTTGGAATCTACAGTAGCAACTTTGTATGTAGCAATAGAAAAACTATCTAAAAGAATAGATGGGATTGATGAGTTTTTAACTAAAGCAACTAAAGATTATAAAGAATAATTTTTTTTTATTAACAATAATGTTTATATTTAAATATTATTAATTTAAAAAGAAAACAAAACATTATGACAAATTATGCAATCCAAAAGTCTTTAATTAAAGATTTATCTTATTTAGGTAAAATGATTAATACTTTAGAAAACGAATTAAACATTAAGGAAACAAGAAAGGGAAAAGATTTATTAATCGATATGTTAAATCATAAAACAGAATTAAAACAGAGGTTGAAATATGTTGGAGATTTAAACTATGAATTAGTAAGAAGATGAGAGAAGCAACAGTAATTTACGATAATATAGAACTAACATTAGTAGGGCAATTTTATGAAGGTGACGATCGCACATATATGTATCCAGGCAGTTGTAGTGATTTTAATTTGTGTAAAGTGTTACATGGAGGAGAAGACATAATTGACTTGCTTGCAGATTACGTAATAGATATTTTAGAATTAGAAGCAATAAAAGAAATAGAGGAAGGAGAAAGATATCATGATAGTACTATTTGATGCAGACAGTTTAGTTTATTCCTCATGTTGTGGAGTAGATGATATTTTAGATGAAGCTATTGGAAAGTTTGATCAGGTTTTCATGTCTATAATAAATAGGCTAGAAGAAACTTACGAGATAGAAAAGGTAATTACTTTTAACAATAGTAGAGGTAATTTCAGAAAATTATTAGATCCTAATTATAAAGCAAATAGAAAAAAGCAAGAACATCCTAAACTGCTTAATAAAATGCATGAAGAAATATCTGCCATTTATTCTTCTAAAAGTTGTTATGGAATGGAAACAGATGATTTAGTTGCAACGTATTGGAAAAAGCTTACTGATGAATTAGGGCAAAACAATGTAATTATAGTTTCATTAGACAAAGACTATAAGCAATTGCCTTGCATATTATATAACTATCACTATCAACATCAAACAATATCAAACATAAGCTATAAAGAGTCATTATATAATTTTTATAATCAAATGATTATTGGAGATAGCGCAGACAATGTAAACTATTGCAAAGGGTATGGTAAGGCATACGCAAAAAGATTATTTAAAGATTGTGAGACACATTATCAATTTACAAAAAAGACATACGAATTATTTAAAACAATATACAAATCAAAAGCAAAGTTAAAATACATACAATGTTATAACCTTTTAAAATTAAGGACAGAATGAGATGGTTTAAACCTTTAAAAAAAGATAAGCCTAACAAAAAACAAAAGGCTGCAAGAAGAAAGCAAAGAGAAAGGTTTATAGAAGAAGAAAGAAAACCTAAAGTAAAAAGAAACGGAGTTTTAATAAAATACCAAAACAATGAGAGCAAGCCAACCGCATTATGAAAATGGCAAAGGATATGATGTTATAGACTTTATCAAGGATTATAATTTAAATTTTAATAGAGGAAACATAATAAAGTACATAAGCAGAGCAGACAAAAAAAATCACGAACTAATGGATTTATTAAAAGCTAAAGACTATCTTGAAAGAGAAATAGAATATGTACGAAACGGAGGGATTAAAGAATGATATAATATATCAATTTTATTATATAGCTTTATTTGATTATGAAAAAGGCAATGATGTAGATGAATTAAAATTAATCATGTACGATTATGAGGATAAAGAATTATATTTAGAATGCGAAGGAATAAGATTAGCAATAGAGTATATAGAATTTTTAGAATTAATACAAAAAATAATAGATGACTAGCAATGAAATAAAAAATTTAGTTCAGAGAAACTTTGAGTTAAATTTAAAGCAAAAGAAAAGAACAAGAAAATTAGTTTATGCAAGAGCAGTATATTTTAAACTTTGCCGAGATTGTACTGATTTAACTTTTATTCAAATAGGAAAAACATTAGGGTTTACGCATGGAAATGTAATACACAGCATTAATAAAATATTTCCTTCTTTTGATATGTATAACAATGATTACATAACAATTTATAATGAAATAAAAATGCAAGATAGTAAAGCTCCATTAAGTAAAAGATTTGAAGCTGCTAAAAATGAAAACAACAATTTGAAAAGAGAAATAGAAAAATTAAAAAGAAAAATAAATAAACATGAAACAGAGGCTATCTATTAATAAAATAAAACCTAATGCAGTTAATCCTAGATACATTAAGGATCATAAGTTTAAAAAGCTAGTTAAAAGCATTAAGAGTTTTCCTCAAATGTTAGAAAAAAGACCAATCATAGTTGATGAAAATATGATAGTGCTTGGAGGAAATATGAGATTGAAAGCATCAATAGAAGCGGGATTAAAGGAAGTCTGGATAGATATTGCAGAGGGATGGTCAGAAGATCAAAAGAAAGAATTCATAATAAAAGACAATGTAGGATTCGGAGAATGGGATTGGGATATATTAGGCAATGAATGGAATGTAAAGCAATTAGAAGATTGGGGTTTAGATGGTTTTCCTTTTGAAGAAGAACAAGCTGAAATCAAAGATATATCTGATAGTATAGAAAGCTCATTTAGGGTAGAAGTAGAATTAGAAAATGAAGAAGAACAAGAAAAATTATATAATGAATTAATAAACAAAGGATATATATGCCGACTTTTGACATTATAAAACAAACAACAGCTCCTAAAACTTTTAGAGTAGCATCTGTTATAGGTAAATTTGATTTACAAAGTGAAAAAATAACAGAACATTTTAAAGGAGAAATTAATTTAGAAATTGATTGGAAAATAGGATTAATTGTAGGTAAATCAGGAACAGGTAAAACAACCATAGCAAAACAACTATTTCCTAAATCATATGTAACTAATTACAAATATGATAAATTAACAGTTTTAGATGACATGCCTAAAGATTGCTCTGTTGATCAAATAACAAAAGCATTTAATAGTGTAGGTTTTTCTAGTCCACCAAGTTGGTTAAAACCATATTCTGTTTTATCTAATGGTCAAAAAATGAGAGTTGATTTAGCTAGAGCTATTTTAGAAGAAAACAAAATGTTTGTATTCGATGAATTTACTAGCGTTGTGGATAGAAATGTTGCTAAAATAGGAAGTTTCGCAATTCAAAAAGCAATTAGAAAAACAAATAAACAATTTATAGCTGTTGGATGTCATAATGATGTAGAAGACTGGTTAATGCCTGATTGGGTTTTTAATACTGATACCATGACCTTTCATTCATTTGAAGGGCAAAAAAAAAATAGACCAGAAATTAAATTCAACATATATGAATCTAAAAACAAATCAATTTGGAAGATGTTTGCTAAACACCATTATTTAAGTCATTCACATAATAATGCTGCTCATGTTTATTTAGCGACCATAAACAATGAAATAGCTGGCTTTTTAAGTGTTTTACATTTACCACATCCAAAAGTAAAAAACATAAAAAAAGTACATAGATTAGTTATTTTACCTGATTATCAAGGAGCTGGATTTGGTATAAAATTTTTAGAAGAAATAGGAAAACATTATAAAAAACAAAAATATAGATATACAATAGTTACATCAGCCCCTAGTTTAATATATGCTTTAAAAAAATCATTTAAATGGTCATGTAAAAATTATGGTCGATTAAAAGGTGGTGGAACAGGAATATTACATGGTACAAATAAAAGATTAACAGCAAATTCAAAAAATAGAATAACAGCATCATTCGAATTAAAATAAAAAAAAATGAACAAATCCGACACTATAAAAGAAAAGTTAATAGAAGCATTAGAAAAAAGTTTAGGCGTTGTAACAACTGCTTGTAAGAATGCTAATATACATAGATCAACTTATTATGATTGGTATAATAAAGATGAGGAATTTAAAAACAAAGTTGATTTAATTCAAAATGTTGCTTTAGATTTTGCAGAAAGCCAATTGCATAAACAAATACAAGAGGGATCAACTAGCGCAACAATATTTTATCTAAAAACAAAAGGCAAAGCAAGAGGGTATCAAGAAAACCAAGCGATTGATTTAAATACTTCAGGAGAAATTAATGTAAACTTCAAGAATTTAATTAGTGCAATTAAAGATAAGGGATAAATTTTTGGTATGGGATAAAGTAGATTCACGATACTTTATTATAACTGGTGGTAGAGGATCTGGGAAATCCTTTGCCATCAATACCATGCTATTGCTTTTAACTCAAGAACAAGGGCATACTATTTTATTTACTAGATACACTTTGCGTTCAGCTAACATTTCTATCATTCCAGAGTTCAAAGAAAAGATAGATTTGCTTAAATTAAATCATATGTTTCATATAACTAAAGATGAAATAATAAATAAGAATTCAGGATCAAAGATATTATTTAGAGGAATCAAAACATCTTCAGGAGATCAAACAGCTAATTTAAAATCATTGCAAGGAATAACAACTTGGGTAATGGATGAAGCTGAAGAATTAGTTGATGAAAGCATCTTTGATAAAATAGATTTATCAGTAAGAAAGAAAGGTATAGACAATAGAATAATGCTAGTATTAAATCCTGCAACTAAAGAACATTGGATTTACCAGCGTTTTTTTGAAAGCAAGGGTATTGATTCAAAAAGTAATTTAAGTACAGGAAATGTTACTTATATCCATTCTACGTACCTAGATAATATAGAGAACTTGTCAGATAGTTATTTAGCAAGAATAGAAGATATAAAAAACAATAGACCAGCAAAATATGAGCATCAAATATTAGGAGGATGGTTAGAGAAAGCAGAGGGAGTTATATTTAGCAATTGGTCAATAGGAGAATTTAAGGAAGTTTCAACTGTTGTGCTAGGTCAAGATTATGGATTTTCTGCAGATCCGTCGGTATTATTAAAAACTAGCATAGATAAAAAAAATAGAAAGATTTATGTAAAGTTATGCTTTTATAAGACGCATCTAACAACAAGCAACATTGCTCAACTTAATAAACAATTTGCTGGTCAGAATTTAATCGTGGCTGATAGCGCAGAGCCAAGACTTATAAATGAATTATCCAGGCATTGCAATATCGTTCCAACAATCAAAGGACAAGGATCAGTTATATTTGGAATTAGTTTATTACAAGATTATGATTTAATAATAGATCCTGAAAGCACAGAGATAGTTAAAGAGCTGAATAACTATTCATGGTTAGAAAAGAAATCACAAACTCCAATAGATAAATTCAATCATACTATTGATGCTTTAAGGTATGCAGTAGCCTATCAATTAGAGAATCCAAATAAGGGAGAATACTTTATTTATTGATGTTTATTTGTTTTTATTAACAATATTGTTTATATTTAAGTATTATTAACAATAAAACTAAACAAAATGACAAATTCTTTCAAGCATTGGGCAATTCAAGATTTATGGAAACAATATCAATATTGCCAATTAAACAATACTAAATTTAATAGAAATATATTAAAACAAGTTATAACAGAAATAAAATCAAGATAATGGAAAGATTTAACAAATATAATTTTATAAGCGAATTAAAAGAATCAATTGGAGAATTTATAGAAGAAACAACTTTTAAAAATAATGAAGATATAGAGGATGAAGTAAATGAATTTATTCATAACTACATTAACGATGCAACTATTTATTATGTAGATTGTTGGGCAATATGTTTTACATTAGGTTGTTCTGATTTTGAAATAGAACAAACAGGAGCAAAAGCTAAAAATATAAATGAATTAGCTTATTGGGCTTTATGGAGCGTAGTAGATGAAAGCATTGATTATTATTTAGAATCTAACTTATCAAGCCCATTATTATGAAAAATAAAAAATATGAAGCATCAATGATAGTATCTACAATTAGCTTTATTGGTATAATTGTAGTACTTTTATTATGTGGATAGGAAATTAATGAAAAAAATAAGTTGGTGTTTAAAAAATTATATATTCATTTATCCAAACCCAATTAATAATTCTAGAAAAGCTAGAGTTAATATTTATATTAATTCATCAGGCAAAATAAAAAAAGGAAAAGAAATATATACTCAAAATAAAGTTCATGAAAAAATATATGAACTGTATGAACATATTTACGATAAGTTAAATTAGTTTTTAATTTTAGGTTGAAAAAGGAGGTTAGTTATACATTAACCTCTTTTTTTGGTTATATAATAAAGACTATTCATGATTTCAGTTCCAATTTCATTAAAATATATTAAGCTAGGAAACTATCAAAAGTTTCTGCAAATAGAAAACCCTTCTACAGAAGATCTAATTAAATGCTTATTAGAAGTATCTTCTCCTGATCTAGCTAGAATGAAGGCAACAGATGTTGATCATATAGCTGCTGAACTAAATGAGCTGTTTGAAGTAGATCATCAATTTGTTAATCAATTTGAATTATATGGAAAGCGTTTTGGATTCATACCAAAGCTAGATGATATTACTTATGGAGAAAATAAAGATATAACAAACTACATAAATGATTGGGGAAACATGCATAAAGCAATGGCTGTTTTATTTAGACCAATAGAAAAAAAATTATCTAATCAATATATTATAGAGGATTACGAAGGAAGTCATGTTTATAGTGATGTAATGAAAGACATGCCATTAAGCGTAGTATTAGGATCAATGGTTTTTTTTTACAATTTAACGAAAGAATTACTGAATTATATCCCGAATTATTTACAGAAACAGATCAACAAGGAACAGATGACAGGAGCGGATTCGCTAGAAAATGGGGAAGTTATTCTGAACTCTATGCTCTCGCTCAAGGGGACATTACTAGGTTTGATGCCATCACAAAATATAAACTACACCAATGCTTAATGTATTTGGCATTTGAAAAAGAAAGAATACAATTAGAAGAAAGAATGATAAAACGTAAATTTAAATAATATGCAAGGATTTTATAACCTATCCAATAAAATTAGAGAAACATTACAATTAGATGAATTTGTAAATACAGTTACTTATGGAGATCTAATGGAAGTTGATTTAAATAAACAAACAATATTTCCTTTATCTCACTTTATGATTTCTGGGGCTACAATGCAAAGCAATGTTTGGAATTTTAGCGTTTCTTTATTATGCATGGATTTAGTAAACGAAAGCAAAAATTATGCTGATGGAATACCAGGAGAATTTAGAGGTAACAATAATGAGCAAGATGTTTTTAATACTCAATTAGCTGTAGCAAATAGATTATTAGAATTATTATTAAGAGGAGATCTATATGTAGATAAATATCAATTAGATGGAGATCCAACATTAGAGCCTTTCGTTGATAGGTTTGAAAATAAACTGGCTGGATGGACTGTTACGTTTAATGTGTTAATTCCTAACGACATGACTATATGCTAAAAGAATTAAAAACTGAAATGCAAAAAATAGGTCATCAGGTTGTTAATGGAGCTGTTAGGCAATTGCAAAGCGGTAAACATATATCAAGCGGTAGTTTAGCTCAAAACATTACTTATAGAGTTGAAGAAAATAGAGATGGTTATGATTTAGAATTTTGGATGGAAGAATACGGAATGTTTTTAGATGCTGGAGTATATGGATCGAATCCAATGAAAGCAAGAGCAAAGAATCCAAAACAAAAAGGAAAGAAAACAAACTCTGTATTTACAGGAAAAGATGGATTAGCAGAAAAGTTTTCTTATAAGAGTAAAAGACCACCAATGGAAAGTTTAAAAGGATGGGCAAAGAAAAAGAATATTAGGTTTAGAGATAAGAAAGGAAGATTTGCCAAAGGCGGTTATACAACTATCGCTTATTGGTTGCAAGATAGAATCTTTTATCAAGGTATTGCTCCAACATTGTTTTTTACTAAACCATTTTTAAAAGCATTTAATGAACTAGATAAAGAAATAGTAAAGCAATTTGATTTATATATTAATACAGTATTAGAAGAAGATTCAAAATGGGGAAGCTATTCAGCAATAAGAAATTAAACAAAATAAACAATGAGTAAAATTAACGTAAGAAGCCCTTACTTCGTAAACCTATCAGCTACTAACTTGGTAAGCGCAAAGCTTGAGATAAGAATATATATAGGAGCAGCAGAAACAACTTGGCTAGGCAGCCCACAATACACATTAACCTCAACAGCTATAAATGAAAAGATAAACTTTGAGATTGCAGAGTTAATAAAAGACTATATACCAGCAGCATTTAACGGAGTATATCCAAATGATTTAGATGCGACAGAAGATTATACTACAATGTATGTAGATTATAGGATTACAGAAACATTAAATACTGGAGCGCAAACACCAGTTGATACATTAGGGTTAAGAGCATTTTATGGATATGGATATTTTGAAGAAGGCGCAAACCCTCAACTATTACAAGGCTACTTACAATCAAACACAAAAATACTAAAGTTACACGATGCTCCTATAAGAATACCAGTAGATAATGAAAATACAAACTCTGTTGTATTTCTATATCAAGGGCAACAAGTATATTCTTGGCTTCCTTCTACTGGTCTTAAAATACAAGATCAGATTGTTTATGTTAGCAATGGGGTTAATGGAGCAGATAGTTTTGAAGAAAGAGTAGAACTAGATGGAGGTACATTTGAAGACAATGCTTGTATTGATCAATTTGAAGATGACTTTGAGTTATTTCTAGTTGATGAGGTTTATGTTAGTGGAGTTGAAGGATTGACTGTAATTCAAGTAGATAATATAGACGAATGTAAATACACGCCTTATAAACTAACATTTATAAATAAGTTTGGAGCATATCAAGACATTTGGATGTTTAAGAATTCTAAACTTGCAATGACTACTCAAAAAGATAAATACAAATCTAACATACTTAATAACGGAACATACGAAACATATAATGCGCAAGTTAGACTACTATCTAAAAACGCAAACCAAAGACTTACTTTAAATAGCGGTTATTATCCAGAAAGCAATAACGAAATATTTAGACAACTATTTTTAAGCGATAAAGTATGGATAGAATACAAAGAAAAAACACTAGCTGTTAATATAGAGAACAACAATATAAACTATAAAACAAGTCTTACTGATAGTTTAATTAACTACACAATAGATGTAAGCTTTGCATTTGATACTATAAACAATATAAGATAAATGAATTTAGAATTATATATAGATAATGTTAGAGTTGATTTATTTAAAGATGAAGCAATTACTCTTACAGATACACAACAAAACATTCGTGATATTGCTTTGGTGTTTA